CGACGTCAGCAAGACCACTCGGTTGCTCATTGTTCAATTCACGCAGCTACAGCGCGTGGCGATGCAGCAACTAGAAGCCGCCGCTGCGGAGGCCGATGGCAAGCCGCTCTCTGATGGATGGTCTCTTGATTTCCAGCGCAGTGAATGGGTCCGACCCGAGGACAGGGCATGACAGAATCCTCGCTCGGTCCCGTCCAAATCGGCGTCTACCAAATCATCGGTTCGGATTCCGCGCTTCTCACCCTCGTGGATGCGGTCGTCGATAGTGTGCCGGAGCCGACGAAACTCTCGAAGTATGTGCTCATCGGTGAGTCCATCGAGACGCCCGATAACACCTTCGGCAGCTACGGACGAACGGAAGTGCTGACGATCCACACCTACGTCGAGGACACGCAAGCGGGCTCGGGCTGGAAGCGCGCGAAGGACATCAACGCGCGCATCGTCGAACTCCTCGATGAGGCTGAGTTAACGGTCTCTGATCGCGCATTTATCTACTGCCACTTGGATCAAACGCAGACGATCCACGATCCACCGTGGCGGCACATCGCGACCGACTTTCGGATCGCGACCGAGGAAGCTGGACAACCATAACAGCCCGCGTGAGCGGGCTTTCTCATTGACATCAACGGAGCACCAACATGGCCGGCACAGCAGGTAAGAAAGCTCTCCTCAAGGTCTCGCCCGACGACATCACCTACACCACGGTCGCCGGTCTTGATTCGATCTCGATGTCGATCGACGGCCAGTCGGTTGACGACTCCGAGTTCGGGAACGACTGGATGCAGCGCCTGCAGGGCATCAAGGACTTCAAGATCACCGCGAGTGGTAAGGTTCGCCTCGCTGATACGAACGGCCAACTCGCTGTCCGTTCAGCGCTCATCAACGACACGACGCTCTACGCCAAGTACCTGCCCGATGGCGGTGTGACCTCAAACGCGGGTCTCAAGTGCCTCATCAAGGTCGCGAGCTGGAAGGTTGACCCCACGGTGCAGGACAAGCAGGCCGTCTCGTTCGATCTCGAGGGCGCTGGGACTCCGACCGTCGTGAGCACGTAAATGGCCGGTATCGCTGGTAAAAAGGCGCTCGTCAAGATCCCCGGCGTTGCTGTCTCGTTCACGGCCGAAGCCTTCACGGACTCCGGGGACCACCAAACGTACCAGATCACCGCGACGGCAAAGCGAGTCTGGGACCAAAACGCGGCGATCACGATCAAGGTCGGCGGCGTTACGACAGGCGAGTCGTACACGATCAATCGCCTGTTAGGCACCGTGAAGTTCGCGACCGTGAACGCGGGCCGCGGGGCGGTGACGGCCGATGGCTCCTATCTCCCGATGTCCACCGTCGCGGAAGCGAAAGAGTACAGCTACACCATCACCGCGGCGAATGCCATCGACTGTTCATTCGGTGATGACTGGGCAACCCGAGTAAGAACGACACTCGATGTCTCGGCCACGCTGAACCGCTGGTGGGTGGACGTGTTCTTTCGGGACGCGCTGATCGCTGCGACGGTGCTCGTCCTTCAGTTCTACTCGGATTCCTCTGGTTCGGCCGATCTCCTCGCGTGGGTGCTGCCGAAGGGAGAAAACTGGTCCTCACAACGCGCAGGGCTCTCCGAGGAATCCCTGCAATTCGATGGCGTCCTCGACGCCGACAACCGCGCAATCAGTCTCGCCTAATGGCATCGAAACTTAGAGCAAAGAGCCTCAACGCCGCGGACATCCGCAAAGAGAGCGGCATCGCCGTTCCCGAGTGGGACATCACGGTTGACGTGTGGGGCATGACTGGCGCCCAGCGCGCGAAGGCAATTGCCACCTCGCGCGACGAGGACGGCAGCATGGATACGGGTAAGCTTGCCGTCGCTGTCATCATCGCGACCGTGCGTGATCCCGAGACCGGCGAGTTGGTCTACGACGAAGGAGATCGCGACACACTCCTCGGAAAATCCGGTGAAGTCCTCGACCGCCTTGCGACCATAGGGCTTCGGCTTTCAGGGATGACGCCGGAGGCTCGCGAGACGATCCGAAAAAACTCCGAGACGGCGAGCGACGGTTCTACTTCCGACTCGCCGAAAGTCTCGGCATGAGCGTTTCACGCTTGCTACGCGAAGTAAGTAGCGAAGAACTAAGCGAGTGGATGGAGCACTGGCATCTCAACGCAGAAGATGACAAGCGCACTGCGCCTGTGAAGCAAATCGACGATGCCGATTAAGGTCACGGCAAAGATAGTCGGCAGTGCTCTGAGCGGTTTCCCCCGCGCGCTCGAGGAGATGGGACCGGCGCTTCGCGCCGCGCTGAAGGCGGATGCTGAAAACGCTGCGCGTGCGATGGCGGCTGACGCAAAACGTCGCGTGCCGGTGTCCCAAGGTGGACGTGCAGGCCGGAAGGCAAAGAACCGCCCCGGCCCCGGCGAGCTCCGTGACACGATCCGCATGGAACCATCACGCACGGACGCGCCCGTGGCCTACGTGATGGCTGGCACGGGGAAACTCCGGCGTCGCAGCAAGGCAAAGACGGCGAAGGGCCGCTCGCGCGCCGCTGCGAAACGGGCTGCGGCAGGATCGCCGCAGGCGTTAGGCGCGTATGCAATGGCCGTGGAGTACGGTGCTCCGCACCGCGGCGTAGCGGCCGAGCCGTACATGAGGCCCGCTCGTGAAGCGGCGTGGCCGCGGTGGCAACGCACCGTCGAAGCGACAGTAGAGCAGTCTGTCCGCACTGTGGATCAGAGAGCGAGCGTTGGAGGCAGCGGGTAGATGAGTTCTGCTCTCAGCGTCAAGCTTGGTGTCGTTGACAAGGACTTTAGTGAAGGCCTTGAACGGAACGCCCGCAAGTTCAAGCTGTTTGGTCGCGAACTCAATCAGGGCGCGCTTGAGATGGGCCGCACGATGGGCATGGCGTCGCAGTCCATCGGGAAACTTGGCGCGGGCTTCCAGATCGCCGGTACTGCGGCTGGTCTCTTTGCTGGTGCTGATGGATTGGCGGGTATCGCGGGATCACTCGCGAGCGGCGGGCTGGTGCTCGGCGGCATGGCGGCGCTCACCTATGCCATGCATCAGTTTGAGAAAGGGGCAGAAGACGCCAAGAGCGCCGCAGAACAATTCAACAAGGAGATCGGCAAGCTACCGCAGAATGCGCGCGGGTTGAGCGTCCTTGAATCCAACATGCGGACGCTACAAACTGCCCTGAACACGAAGCGGGCGGAACTCGCCTCGCTCGCGCCGCAGACGGGCATTACGGATCAGCAAGCTGCGAATCCAATCATGGCTGGATTTGGTGCACTCCACCTAAGCTATGATTATGCAAAGAACTTTCTCAAGTCGCATGCGCTCAACAACGATGTTGCTCAATTAACGACGGAGCTGGAGGCCGCGACGCAGGCGTTCGACGATATGTCGAACGCGCTGAACACCCCAGAAGCGAAAGCAAAGGCGCTCGAGGAACAAGTTCGCAAGCTGGCCGAGCAGACCGAACGGCTCAATCGCGCCGCGCGTGCGACGAACGACAAGGCCATACTCGAAGCGTGGCGCTTCACGCAGCCGAACTACATCGGCGGGACGGTCGGCGGCATCGCCGCACAGGTCGCCGTGACGGGCATGGCGCTCGACAACACGGCCTATGCGAACAAGCTCCACGGGAACGCGATCAATCCGCTGGGGTTCGGCGATCTCAAGCCGGAACTGTTCGATCCCGTGCACGAGCTCGTGGATGGAACGGCACATGTTCGACTCGCAGTCGAATCGGGGTTAAAAGCGCTTCCCGACGCGATTGGGAGCGTACTCGGCCCGATCATCATGGGCGCGTTTGGGAATAGCCGTGGCGCACAGATCGGCGGCGCGTTAGGCGGGGCGTTCGGTACAGGTGTCGGGGCGTACATCGGCGCGTCTACGCTCGGTGCTGCCGTGGGATCGGCCTTCGCGCCCGTGATCGGTACGGTGATTGGCGGCGCGATCGGTTCCCTCTTCGGTGGGCACAAGCACGCCATCGATACCAATACTGCAGCGATCAACGCCAACACAAAGGCGCTGGAGCAACTCACGAACGTACCGGAAGGGTACAAAGTCAACCGGGCGGCGTTCAGGGCGCAGGACGCGGTTTCGATCATCATGGACGGTCGTGAGGTCGCGAAGGCGGTCCTGAACACGCTCCGACGAGAGTCGCAGGCGCAGTACGGCACGACGCTCCGTATCGCTGAGGTTTCACTGTGAGCTTCCTCACGCTCGATGGCGTCGTGGTGCCAGTGACGCCGAATGGGGCGCAGGAAGGAGCGATTGAGCGGATTGGTTCAGAATCCCGCGCCTATGCTGGGAATCTCCGGTCCACGGTGCGCGAAGAGAAGCGAAGCTGGACCTTCACGACCCGCTCACTCTCAAGTTCGGAGGAATCCGACATCCGGGCGGCGATTGCAGATGGCGCCTTCATCACGATGTCGGGGGACATTCTCGGCGGCGCTTCCCTGCTCGTCTCTGCTGCACTGAATGGCGCGCCCTCGACGAAGGTCAAGGGCGGCTTCCGGAACGTGCTGACGCTGACCGTGAGGGAAGTCTAGTGCGGACAGCGACAGCGGCCGAGCTGGCGCGGCTCAATGCAGATCACACGAATCTGCATCTGCGTGTCGAGGTACAGGATGCCGATGGGACGTACCAAGATCTAACGACTATCGGTGGCGTTGATTGGGTCGAGTCTGCAGGCTGGTCGGAAACGATCGATCGGCAAGTGCAGACTGGCACGATCGAACTTCGTCGTGAGGCGGATTGGAGCGATTGGACTGACACCGATCGGATTCTCGATGATGGGTCGTTCCTCATTACCGACGCATCAGATAGCCGCGTTTGGACCGACTCGATGGCAGGGCCGTATTCAATTGCGCCGTTCATTCAAGCGAGTCCGCTCAACAAGGACAGTCTCGGCGCCTATGCCCCGCTTCTCGAATTGGGGCGGCTCGGTCGCATCAAGACGGCGCTCGTGGATCATGGTGCCACTCCGGGCGAAATCGATTTCAAGGAGATGATTCAGTTTCGCGTCGATGAAATCGATTGGCGGGCCAATCCCGTACAGATGCAGTTCTCGGACATTGGCGCGCTCTACATGGACGCCATCATCGAGACATCGAAAATCTACGGCGATGATTTGGGCGAGCCGGTCGAGGACGTGATGAACGATATCGGCGGCGATGTCACTGGCGTCTCGTTTGGCGTGACAGTTCCCGTCTCTCCAGGCTGGAACATTTTCAAGTATCGTCAGGACCGAAAGCCGCTTCTCGTCGCGTTTCAGGATCTCGCGATGCAGATCGGGTGGGATGTGCGTTATCGCTACAACATCGTGGTCTTGAGCGGCGTAGCGAGCGAAGAGTTCCAGCTCACGTTCTACGAGCCGGATCGCGCGAAGACGGACCCCGACGCGGTTATCGGTCCCACAACCTACCGGAGTGTTGAAGGACTCAAGCGATCGATCGCGGACATTCGGAACGTCGTCAAGGTGGTGTACGGCGAGAGCGCATCGGTCACACAGAGCAACGCCACATCCATCGCGAAGTACGGTCGGCGGTTCATGGAGATTGCGAACGCTCCGAACATCGACGCCGGATCGGAAGCGACGGATATGGCCTTGGCTGCAGTGAATGATCTGTCGGAACCATTGGCAGACCAGGAGATTGAACTCCTCTATTGGTGGCTGGCGCAGTTGGGCGATCTCTATCAGTTCACGGCGAACGGGGATCACTACGACGAAGATCAGACGCTCGCCGTGGTTGGGATTCAGCACACGATTCGGCAGGGCGAAGGGGTGACACGCATTCAGACCCGTGGTTCGGTCTCTGGGGCGTATCGCAACTGGCTTCGCGTCGGCGGTGAAGGAACGGGATCGGGAACGAGTGCCGGGTCGGACACGTTCGGTGATCTCACGCAAACGCCGAACGACGGGCTCGATCAAGTCGAGATGTCGTGGACGTGGAACGGCGACCCGAGCGCGACCGTGGACATCTACATCGAAGAGAATCCGATCAACTCGACACCCGGCGTCTACTCCTTCGTTACGACGCAATCGGCGATCGGTGCGGCCTATGTCTACAGCACGACGGCCGACCTCGACGCAGGCGGTGGCTCGCAGTGCAACGTCGGCTTCTATCTCAGGGCCAAGGTGGGCGCCACCTACGTCGCGGAGTCCGAACACCTCGAAGTCGTCTACAATCGCAATTAGCGAATGGCTAACAAAAAGATCGTTGATCTCGCGGATCTTGCGGCAGCAGATGCGGCGGCGGGCGGTAATTATGTCGAGACATGGATTCCGGCGCTCGGGGTTGGTTCTCGCTCGCGGCGCGGACGATTCGACGTACTGGCCGGGGCGCTACGCAGACTCCATGGCGTGCATATCGTGCTTGACCCGCTCTATGGCGCAGTCGGTGATGGCTCCGACGAGACCACGAGAATTCAGGCAGCGCTTGATAATGCGGCATGGGGTGAGACGGTCTGGTGCCCGCCCACTGCGACGGGATATAGCTGGTCGCAGGTCGTGGTGCCGCCGGGGGTCACCTTCATCGGCGATATGCGCGGGCAAGTTCTTAATCGATATGCAGCAAACGTAGGGGTGACTAGTACAACTACGCCTGGCGGGACGATGATTGATGTCACGTCGACGACGGACTCGCCCATCGTGCTCCGCTCCGAGGCCCGCGTCGTCGGATTCACATTCTGGTATCCGAGTCAGACGTGGGCGGTCACATCTCCGACCACATCGTTTACGACGTATCCTGCCGCGATCCAGCTCGGCGATGCCACCGATCCGGGGCCGTACCATCCCTCGATTGCGCATTGTCAGTTCCTCGGCGCCACGCGCTGTATTGGCCAGTACGCCACGGACGGGACGAGCCTCAAGGGACTGGAGGTCGAGGGCTGTACCGGTGTTCTCTTGGGTGAGTTCCTGCGCGTTGTCCGAGCGACCGAAGTGATGCACGTTCGGAATTGTCACTTCACGCCGAATGCGATCACGGCCTATGTCGCCGACGCGACGGTCGGGGGCAATGCGACTGCGTTTCGGACGGCGGCGGCTCGCGCGGCTACGCTTTTCAAGCTGGGGCAGGTCGACGACATCCAGGCGCTCGACGTGTTCGGCTTCGGCGTCTCCTACTTCGCGCACTACTTCGCGTCAGCCTACACGGGTGACGCCAATGACG